TCCTGGCGCGTTGATTGATGATGATCGGGTCAACTTGTCACCATTTTATGGTCTATCAGACACCGGTTTAGCCGACCCCCAGTGGCCGATCCTTGATCAAGAGCCAAGGTTTGGCAGCCTGCTCAAGCGCAACCGAAGCACAGTAACCCCCTATAAGGACGGGTTGCTGTTTATCACTGGAACATTCTCAACCGAGGAAGCAGGGCAACAATTGAGCCCAGGCTATGGGCCAGATCTCCTGATGAGATTGGGGGGCTATCAAAACTTCGGCAGATATGGTGGCGTCGGATCAAGCACTTACTTTCCAACTGATACACCGGACAACATAGCTGCAGGATCCTCAAGGCTGAGCAGCCCTGCAGCTGTAAACACGGTGCTATCAATGAGCCTTGAGGGGATGGAGCTAAAAACCACACCAGCCGGCACGGCTTACTATCAACTGGTCGGATCAGCTGGCGGGGTTTATGCGCGGGTGAGGGTTTCAACCCCGGCCTCAGTTTTTGCTGGGGACATCAATGGAAACTATGCCAGCCTAAGACAAGGCGGGGTTGAGCTCAGGCTTGGCCAGGGTGAGGCTCAGGTCTTTGATGTCTCATCAGGAGTGCCCGCGCCGTTGTCAGCCCTCTTGACCCTTTCTGATGAAATGCGCGATTGGTTTGTAACCTTTAAGAATGACGCCCCGAATGACACGGGGTGGGTCATGTATAAAAAACCAAGTGATCAGGTTTGGACGCTGGTGTCAATGACTGGGACAATGGCTGTGGCTGGGAGTGCGGCTGTGTCTCCTCTATTTGGGCACTTTCAAATTGGAACAATCACAAGCACCTGGGCCAGTGTGCAATTTGTTGAGGGCATCCATAATGACTCAGATGATTGGAGCCTTGCGGATTATCATCCAACGCATCTGTTCGGCAGACCGTTCAGCCTGTCACCCATACATATTGCCGATGGGTGGGCGGTTGAGAGCAAGGGCTCAGCGGCTTTTGTGTCAGATGAGTGGGCTTCAGCCACAGACTATGAGCACCCCATTGAGGTGATACACCCAGAGATAGCAGCCTCGCCGCGGGTTCAGTGGCGCAGCACCTCTGACAATGTAGAGATCACAGTTGAGTGGGATCTCAATGGTGGGAACATCACCCGCCCTCTGAGCCCTGCTATTGCCGTTCACCTGAACGAAATAAACTTCAAGACGGCATTTTTTGAAGGCTGGGATGGCGCTGCATGGGTAACGCTCGGCCAAGTAGACACAGCAACAGATTGGGCTGGATGTGAATATTCACTCATGGGCAATATCGTGAGCCCAAGAGCGGGCGGGGGGGGTACATTCTCAGCTAAAAGATACATAGGGCTTGAGGATCTTAGAGGCTCTTATGCTGTGTTTGACCCCGGTGGGGCTGGTGAGAGCATCCATGCGATTAACCACAATAGCGAGGGCTCATTCTCTGCTGCTGGTGGAACTGCTCATATCAAGTCTGCTGAGATTGAAGTCTCAGGCAATGTGGCAGCAGTGGCTGCAGCTGGAGCTTTTGAGGTCAGAGAAAACCAGGCCACCCTGGTGGTCTACAAGGGCGGTGTTGCATATCAAAAGTATAGGTTGAGGATCCCAGTTCAAGACACAGCAGAGGGATACTTTAAGATTGGTGCGTGTTTAATCGGCCCGCTTCTGGTCTATGGTGCCGACTACAGTTGGGGCCGGACTGTGGCATCTACAGCAAATCAGACGATCACAACCGGTCGAGCTGGTGATCGCATTGTTGAGGAGCTGGGCCCCATCCGCCGTCAGGTGCAATTCGCATGGACAGAGGCCTGGGACGCCAGGCCCACAGGAGGTGATAGCCCTATAGACTTCGATCACCTGAGCCTTGGGAGCCCCACAGGGCTTGCGGTGCGTGCAGATCCCACCGTTCTGGCAGGCGCCCTTAGGCGCCTGCGAGGTGCTAAAGAGCCCACGGTGTACCTTCCGAGGATTCCAGAATCATTGGGAGGAGTAGCTATCACTTTAACAGGTAGGGACCGTCATATTTATGGGCGGATAGTTAGCCCAGTTACTCAACAATCGGTGCTTGGTGACGAGGGCACAAGTGAGGCGATAGTGATAAATCAGATCGTTATTGATGAGGAGCTCTAAGGGTGGCATTCAACAAGTCACAGCTTGAGTCAGGGCGGCTGGTCTGGCTGCTTGACCTTCAAATCAGAGGCAAGGTTTATCGGTTCAGTACTGATATTGTTGAGGTTGCCAGTGGTTCAGATGTGGGGCCGGCGGCTTTTAACTATCGTGCCGGGCTTGAGTTTCTTGAGTATCAGGATGTAGTTGGCCTGCTCGATGCTGAGAGCTCAACCCGTGAGGTGTCTGTCTCTGTGCTGTTCCAGGCCGGACAACAAGAAGGGTGGGACGCTATCGCTGATGTGACGCGTGACGCCGGGCAAGCCTCAGGACAGCTCAGCCTGCACCTCGTGGGCAACACACACAAGCAGCGCGAGATTATTGTTGATGGGTTTCTTGACTCACCAAGCTATGGCGGTTCATCTGAGCCTGTTGAGTTCACCTTGCAGGAGTCTGATCACCTTGACCCTGTTTTGTTTCCTGGTACGGTGTCGGCTGTCAATCACATCACCTGGCCCCAGGTAACCGTGGGGAGCAACACGCTTAAAATTGATGATGCCGCGCGCGGTCAAGTATACCCTTGGATATTTGGCCAGCCAGGCACAAGCCCACCGATCGGATGGTGGGGTCAGAATACTGGTTTCTTTGGCTCATCACCTGCCTTGATTGCTCAGATTGATGTGACCACTGAGGACAATGCCACCAACATCTGCAAGCTGGTGATCGCTGGGCATGAGACTTGGTCTGATCCAAATGCCCCAGTGCCGGGAAGCGTCACCATTTTTTGTGAGACCTTTTCTGTGCCCCAGGAGCAAGTATCTGCAACCGAGACAGACTCAGCGGGCAAGACCGTGACGGTGTTGAATATGCTGAGCACTGGCCCAAGCGCCTTGGATTATATTACGGTGGGCCAAGAGATGTGGATCGGGTGGTCGGCGCGTGGTGGGGTGATCAATAAAGATCGCACCGGGCCGATGCGTGGGGCTGGGGAGATCATTAACTATCTGTTGGATCAGTCTGGATTGAGAGTAGACACTCTACGGTCAAGAGCTCCACTCAAAGCGGTGGATGCCTACTTGTTAGACTTCTGGATTAATGAGCCTCGCTCACCCATGGAGATCATAAGCGAGGACATTTTACCCATATTGCCAATGAGCCCACAGCTGCGAACAGAGGGCCTGTCTTTCGTATATTGGCGATGGGATGCCACGGCAGAGGATGCCACAGAGCACATCGATATAGAGGCAAACTTTGGCGATCGGGTGTCTCCCGTTGAAGTCTCATCTATCTCTGAGATCTATAATCAGATCACAATAGAGTATTGTCGGACTGGCGAGGATGGGCAGCTCAGGAAGCGCCTGACGTATACTCATGAAAACTTTGACGATCACGCCAATGTGGTTTTCAATCAATACGCACTGGCCAGCTTCACCCGCTACGGATTGCGAGAAGCTACAATAGTCCAAGCACCCGTGATTGAGAGAGATGAAACAGCGGTTGCCGTGCTCGACTGGATGATCCGATTCCACAGCCAGGCCAGGCGGATGGTCTCATATCGTCTGCAGCAAAAATATCAGACCCTTGAGCCCGGCGATGTGGTCACGCTAACCGACCCAGAGATAGGCTTTGACCGGACTGTCTGCCTTGTCACCAGCGTGGTCAGGGCTCCTGGGCTCACTGAGGTTGCATTTACTACTGTCCCACACTGGGCAGCAGATACCCGAGTCTGATAGACTCAACCCAAACAGGGGATCCCTATGGCCACCAGCCTTTCACAATCCAGCTATCCAGCCAACGGAGAGGTCACCCTCTCTGCCACGCCCAACACTATGCTTGAGCTCCAGCTCCCGAATAATTACGGCGAGCTTGAGATCGTATTCAATGGGGCAGCGGGCTTGGTCCTTGCTCAGGGCGGCACTGATGCCGCAGTGGTCACCACAGAAACGGGCTTTCCAGTTCTGGCCGATAGCTCTTGGTTCTTTAAGGTGCCCAAGAATGCAGGGGCAAGCTCAGTCTGGATCTGGTCAACCGTGGCCTCAACAGTCGTATCCTACTGGATGACAGGGGAATAGAATGCCACCTTACAGAATACAAACCACATCAGGCGGTGGCGGTGCTGCTGCGGCCAATTCGGATTACGAAAGGGTAGACGTCACCGATGGAACGTGGACCCTTGCTGATGCTAACTCTGTGGCATCCAGCATCACCAATACCGCGGGAGTCAACTCCTGTAGTTTGTCCACTTACAACGCCAGCGATATCATGGATTCTGCAATTTGGTACAAGGAGGTGTTGACCGGTGACGGGTCGAGCATGGACTTTTCTGACAAGGGGGTGATGGCACAATTCTATGTCCACATGCCCGGCGTCGGATGGGCCACATCTGACGGCGCGTCTGGTGGTGGTGATAACCGCCCACCCGTAGCTACCAACGTATTCTGTGTGATGGGATTGATGAGCGATCCCGCTAACTTACCAATCCCGGCGGATGTTCTGGGTATGGGATTGAACACAAAAAGTTTGGGATACCGCATGTATTCCCAGCGGGTCTATAATGTTTCGACAAGCTCACCGACTGGGGCGCTAACAAAATCCACATCGGCACTTGAAAGCATCAGCGAGGCAGACGTTGCCGCCGGTGATCGGTCATCTAATCGGATCGGGTTTCACTTCATCATCGAGCGCAACGAGGTCAGCAGCTCAAGCGGGATCAACATCGCTAACAACCCGGTCAGCCGGTGGCTGATATTCCGCGACAGGCTGGATGATGGAGATGCGCGGGGCTCGCTTCAGTCACTTCTGGTCAACCAGAAGTGGGGAAGATCCGCTAATGTCTGCACGAAGCTGTACGTGTTCGTCGCTGTCGGTCACGGCAGCTCTGTGGCCAACCCCCATGACATTGACTTTGACTGCTATTACAACGTCACCCACTTGGATGGCGGACTTAACCCCAGCGGCCGGACGGGCTTAACATGACCCACACCGAACTAAACGCAGACGAGCACACCCACCAGGCCGCACGTATCGACGAGATCAACGGCACCAAAGAGATGATCGCCATCGATGTGGTGCTGCCCTCGCAGGCCATCACAGAAGCTATGGCCGATGGCGCTGAGGCTATCGCCCTGCTTGAGTGGATGATCGCAGGCGCTGAGTGAGGTGTGTGGTCTATCTTGATCGGCAGCACTCAGGGAAACCTGGGCGCCGGTCACGTGATACAGGTGCCAGCGCTGACCTTGATGGGGACGGTGAGATCAGCATTGATGAACAAGAGGCTATGCTCACCCCCCGCTATCTGTGGGCGGCTGAGCTTGCCCTAAGAGAACTGGGTCACACTGTGATCTGCATAAGTGACGGCAGCTATGCTGATAGACATCGGAGGGTCAACGGGTATGCTGGAACCTTCTCAGCGTCAGTGCCTCAGATCTACATCGCTGCCCATCTCAACAGCGGATGGGGAGGCAGATCGGGCAATGCATATGGTGCCATCTTCTATGACTCCAAGTCACGCAGTGGGCCAGAGCTCGCCAGCCGGGTGGGCCGCCAGCTGCGGATGGTCGCCCCTGAGCTCAATGGCGTCAAGTGCATTGCAGCTGAGCCCAGTGGGTGGACGAGTAACGCGTGGGCCACCATCCAGGTGCAACAGCCGATAGGGCTTTGCTTCGAGCCCGCCTTTCTCGACTGCCCCAGCCATCGCGGCGGGCTATTGACTCCCGAAGGCTTGGCCGCTATTGGTAGGGCACTCGCCGCGGGCATCGATGCCTGGGCCACCACCTGTGAGGTATGACATGAAAGCAATTTTTTCCAAGCTGTTCCACGCTACTGACCGCATCAGCTATCGGCGGCTCGCCGCATTCTGCGCAGCCACTGGCCTGCTCTTTGTGGATAAACTCAATGGCGAGCAATGGGTCGCGGTCTGCATTTGCTTCATTGCTGGTGAAGCCGGGCCGCGTATCCTTTCGGCTTTCAGAGGTTGAGGGTGGACCCCCTGACCTGGATCATCGTTGGTGCTGCCCTATTGGTGGGCGGGACTGGCGGGTATCTGATCGGGGGTGGTGGGAAGGATGATAGCAGCGAGGTCTCTGCAGCCATCGCAGAGCTCAGCGAAGCTGTCACCCGTCCGCTCACCCTCGATGCTGAGACCAGGGCCGGGCTGTCTTCTGATGTGCCGGCCGGCTGCGTTGACCCAAAGACCAGCTTGACCCCGGCATGTCTGGCGGCCAGCTGCTGGCGCTTTCAGCAATCAGACGCGGGCAGGTCAGACGCCAAGAGCTGTGCTGAGCTGGTTGATGACGCGCGCATTCAAAGCTGGCTCACAGTGTGTGACACTGGAGAAAGCACAGACGGCCCAAATTGGGATTGTGTCAATCGTGCAATCAAAGCAGCCCGAGAGCAAGACTGACCTCGCTGGGATACAATGGGGTATAGGGGATCATTATGGACTGGCAAAGCTTGGCACTGCCCGGGGCTACAACATTGGTAGCTATCGGCATTTCATTCGGAACACTTCAGGCCTCAGCGGCTGACTCTGAGGATCTGTCTGATAGGGTCCAGAACATTGAGATCGACCTGGCAAAGGGTGACTCCACCAAGGTGATGGTCAAGCAGAACACTGAGCGCCTTGAGCGCCTTGAGGCTGTGGTCATCGAGAATGCCAAGCAGCTAAATAAGCTGTCACAGGACATGGCCGCAGTCTGCCAGGCCACAGGTGCCCGCTGCCGATAGCCTCAGGGCTCGACCCTCAGCCCTCTCAGGGCCATGCAGCACGCGTCAGCCAGGCCGTCATGGGGCTTGGTCTTGCGCCCCCAGGTCAGGGGCAGGTCAGGCACCCGGGCTTGGGCTGTGGTGATCGCTCTGCCCTTTCTATCTGTGCCCTTTGGCATTGACCCAAAGACTGCCCGGGTCCACACGCCGGGTGGCTCGACCACATAGGGCACCCGCAAGGCCGCGAGGATGCCCACCCAAAGGCCCCAGCCGTACCCGGTTTTTAGGATGGAGCTACGCCCTTCGAGGGGGCGACATTGTTGACGCTCTGTGACAGCAAGAACAACATCATAGGCAACCGTCAGGTCATAGACCCACAGGGCCATAGCGGTGGGGATGTAGAGCGCCCCACCTGTAGCCTTGACGGTGTATCCCTCTTCAGGATGATTGGCGGCTATCCACTCGATCGGTTTGCCATCCATATCCAGGGCCACAGCCCCTCCTGTCTTGCCCGGGTCAATCCCTATCACGATCCTTTTCTTGCCCATACTCAGCCCTCCTCAGTTGCAAAGACGACCACATACCCGGCGAGCTCAAACAGCTCTCTGGCATCTGCCGTGTTCAGGTTGTAGATTCTGCAATACCCAGCCACAGCCTGAGAGCTTGGGATCCTGATCCCTGTCTCATGCTGGTGGAGGTTCTGCCGTGACCGATCAAGCCCATACTCCAGGGCCAGCTGGCGTGAGAGCTTCTCAAGGCTGGTGCCTCGCTCTTTGCGCAACGCGCGCAACCGGACTGCGAGCTTGGCGGGGTCTGCTTTGATGTGATCCATAGCGCCTCCATTCAACGAATAGCTAACCCCCTGGCGACTATCCGACAACAATGCGTTGACGTTAGGTATCCAATCCTATAGTTTGAAGAGGTGAGGCAAGAAGCCCACAGCAATCAACGAGCAACAGAAGGACAACAATCATGAC